CGCGATGGTCAAGGGCATGGCCAGCATAGACAAGGCCTTCCTGTTCGGCGAGCCCGTCACCGTGACGAGCGACGACGAGATGGTGCAGGAGGTGATCGACGCCTTCTGGAACGACCCGGTCAACCAGATGGACCTCCGGTTACCCAGCCGCATGCTGTGGCTCTCGCTTTTGGGCGAGCAGCTCTGGGAGTCCCGGGTAAACCCCTCCAACGGCCATGTGCGGCTCAACTATATCGATCCGGCCAATATCAAGGAAGTATACGTCAATCGCCTGTATCTCTCCGAGCCGGTGCGCATCGAGCTCATGGGCAGGGCCGGCGCCAAGGGCAAGGTCATGGAGATCATCCGCGACGACCGGAGCAACCGGTCCAAGACCTACGGCAGGCTGGTGGGCGACTGCTTCTTCTTCGCCCTGAATAAGCCCGAGAACGCCACCAGGGGCAGGAGCGATTTTTTGACCCTGTTCGACTGGATCGACGGCCTGGAGCGCTACGGGTTCAACTACCTGGAGCGGGCCGAGTATCTTTTGAACTTCATCTGGGACGTGATGCTCAAGGGCATGAACGCCGATCAGATCCGGGAGTGGCAGCGGGACAACCCGCCCCCGCAGCCGGGTGCGGTGCGTGCCCACAACGAGAACGTGACCTGGAGCGCAGTGACGCCCGACCTGAAGGCCGGAGACGCCCGGGGCGGCTACGACATGGGCAAGTCCTTTATCATGGGCGCGGCCCGGCGGCCCGAGTCCTGGTTCGGCGGCGGCGGCAAGGCCTACCAGACAGAGGCCGAGCAGTTCGGCCAGGTGCCCATCAAGGACCTGAGCGAGCGCCAGCTCCTGATCAAGAGCATTATCGAATTCCAGGTCCGGTTCGCCCTGGACCAGGCGGTGATCGCCAAGCGCCTGCCGCCCAAGCGGGCCGATGAAGCGGGGTTTACGGTGAACATGCCCGAGATGTCTGCCAAGGATTTCAGCGGCCTGATCAACGGCATACCCCAGCTTGCCACGGCCCTGTCCGTTGCCGAGCAGAACAGCTGGATCAGCGCGGAGACGGCCACGCGGCTCTTTGCCTTTACCTGCGGCCAGCTCGGCTATGAGGTGGACCCGGAAGAGGAGCTGGAGCGGGCGGCGAAACAGCCGCCGGAAGGCACGGAGGACTACGATGAATACATCGCAGGGGAGAAGGGGAGAAAGAGTGAAAGTGAGCAAGGGTGAAACAATTGTCAATTTTCCCTGGCCCAGACCTGGCTTTCAGGGCTCTGAACATTTTCCGAAGCCGTCGCGCCAGGGCGGGCAATTGAAAATTTTCAATTAAAAGATGGCAACAAAAGAAGAGCTATTTCAACGGAAAGTCCGGCAGTTAATTAAGCAGGCAAACCGCCTGGAGGATGATGCGGTGAAGCGGGCCATACGGCTGCTGGCCGATGCCCGGAAAGAGGTGGCCGCAACCGTGGCCTCCACCGAGTGGAAGGCCTATCACCTGCCCCAGATGAAGGCGGCCATCGAGCGGGCCATGCAGGAGTTTGCCGGCAAGTACGGCACCGACCTCCGGGACGTGCAGCGGGGGTTCTGGGACCAGGGCATGGACCTGGTGGATATGCCCCTCAGAGAGGTGGGAATCATCCGGGCCATACCGGAGATCGACACGGCCATGCTCTCGGTATTGCAGGATTTTTCCACGGACCTGGTGCAGGGCCTGGGCAGGGATGCCATCAAGAAGATCAGCCAGGAGCTGAGCCTGGGCCTTTTGGGCGAAAAACAGCCCTATGACGTGATGAAGGCCGTGGGCCGCAACCTGAAAGACAAGAGCATCTTCAAGTCCCTTGCCCATCGGGCCGAGACCATTACCCGGACCGAGGCGGGCAGGGTGCTGGAGGCCGCGGGCCAGGCCCGGAAAGAGGCGGCCGCAACCGTGGTGCCGGGGCTGAAAAAGCAGTGGTACTACGGGCACAGCCCCAAGATGCCGCGATTATCCCATCTAGCAGCGGCCCAGGCCTATGGGCCGGGCGGGGATCCGGGGCCGATACCTGTGAATGAGCCTTTTATCGTGGAAGGTGAAGCGCTGATGTATCCGCGGGATCCGGCGGGCTCGGCCAAGAACACGATCAACTGCGGGTGCGCGAGCATCCCGTATCATGAGGACTGGGACGCAGCAACAGAAGACATAGCGCAAAGCGCATAGCGCCGCGCGCAAAGCGAAAACCCTATGCGCCATGCGCCATGCGCATTGCGCGACTGAAAGGAGTTGATCATGGGAAAAGAAGAGACGCCACAGCAGGATAAAACAAAGGAGCTGGAGGCAAAAGCAGCGGAGCTGAGCGAGCTCCAGGACTTCCTGGATAAGCGGGAGGCGGAGCTGGATGCACGGGAAAAGGCCCTGGCAGAGAAAGGCCCCAGCGTTGCGCCGGCAGCCGACGAGGAGCGGCCCCTGACCAAGGAGCAGGAGAAGCTGATCGAGGAGGGGTGCAAGGCCTACGGGATCGGCAAAAAGTACCTGCTCAAGGCCCGCATCGATCCGCACACCAAGGAGGCGGTCTTGATCACCCACGGGGGCGCCAAGGTGCGGTTCGGCAAAGGCATGGATGCGGCCGCCCTGGACCCGGTGCGCGTGGACGGGGTATCCCGCAAAAAGCCCCGGCACCTAATCGGGAAAAAGAAATAAAACGCTAGAAAGCTGGGAAGCCAGGAGGCCAGGAAGCTAGAAAGTTTACCCGCCATCATTTTGGCGGGCCTCCCAGCATTCAAGCCTCAGGCCTTCTAGAGCGACCGAAAGGCCTGCCCTGGCGCGACACAGCAGGCTTTAACCACGATTCTGGCATTATGCCAACACCATAAAAGGCACCAGGCCCGGTAGAGCCAGGTCTGGGCCAGGGAGCGAACGATGCCCTATACGATCAAAGACCCGCCGGACTGGCTGAAGAACCTGCCGGCCGGCGCCATCAAGCTCGGGGTGGCGGCGTTCAACGCCGTGTACGCCGAGGACGAGGATGAGGATAAGGCCCGGCAGGCGGCCTGGGCTGCCGTCAAGAACAAATACGAGAAGGGCGAGGACGGCACCTGGCGGGCGAAGAGCGACGTGAGCCTGGATGAGCAGTTTACCATGCTCCTCCGGCTGGATCAGGCACAGGACCCGGAGGGCAGCGCCTGGGAGGTAACCGTGTGCGAGCCGGGGTTCACGAAAAACGGCTGGTACCTGCCCGAAGAGGCCCTGGAAAAGGGCGCGCCCCTGTTCGCCAATGCGGACGTGAATATCTACGAGCTCCCGGGCAAGGGGGCCACGCATGTGGACGAGAGCCTGTTCGATATCAAGAGCCTCCTGATCAAGCACAAGGCGGCCTGGCTGGACGGCGTGCAATATGCGGCCGGCAAAGGAATCACGGCAATCCTGCATTTCGTGGACTCGTACAAGTGGCTGGGGAAAAACCTGGTGGAGGCCGCCAAGCAGGGCGCCCGGATCTACGGGCTCTCCTATGATACGGCGGTCCGCGCCGTAAAGGATACCATCGAGGGAAAACCCGTCATGAAGCTCCTGGAGTTTCTGGCGGTGGACAGTGTGGATATCGTCTCCCGCCCTGCGGCGGGGGGGAAATTTAACCGGGCGGTTGCAGGCGCACCCGTCCACAACGAGGAGGTTGTTATGGACAAGAAACAACTCTGGGGGATGATCACCGGGCTGCGGCCTGATCTGCTCAAGGACAAGGAGTTCGAGAAGATCGAGGAGGCGGAGCTGGTAGAGATCGCCCGCATGGCTATGACGCCCGCCGCTCCTCCTGCAGGAGACGGCGGGACCGGTGACGGAGGCACAGCGCCCCCCGATCCGGGAGAGCAGGCAACCAAAGAGGACCTCGCGCGGTTCCGCTGCGAGATGGCCCTGGACAAGGCCCTTGCCGCGAGCGAGCTGCCCGAGCACGCCCAGGAGCGGATCAGAGCGGCTTTTTCCGAAGAGGCGGAGGGCGCCCGGCGCGTGCGGATCTTCACCGCCGATGAGCTGGACAAGGCCGTGTCCGCGGAGAAGGACTACCTGGCAAAAACAGCCGAGCCCGCCGGCGACGGCGAGCCCGTGGCCGGTTCCGGCATCCGCGTGGGCATCGGCACCCTGGAGAAGGCCTGCATGGCCGTGGACCGCGCCTTCGGCCTGAAGAAAGAAGACGTGGAGGCCCTGGCCCGGATGGAGACCCTGGACTACCAGCCCTTTTTCAGAGACAGGCTGGGCGCGGCAGGGTTCGTGACCAGGGGCGTGCAGGATCTGGGCGACTACGACCAGGTGCCGGCATTCAGGGGGATCCGTGAGATGTACGCCTTTTTCACGGGCGACCCGGAGGTGACCGGGTATTTCAACCGGAAGAACCTGGCGCCCGAGCTGCGCGGCCGGATGGACATCACCTCCAGCACCTTTACCTATGTGCTGGGCAACACCCTGGGCCGCAGGCTGGTCAGGGAATACCGCGAGCCGGATTATCTGGAGCGGCTCCTTCTCAGCGTGCGCAAGCCGGTCAAGGATTTCCGGCTCCAGGAAGCGGTCAAGGTGGGCGGGTTTCCGGATCTTTCCACCGTAGACCCCGAGGCGGCGGATTACGAGGAGATCGCCGCAATCACCGATGAAGAGGTAACCTACACGGTGGCCCAGAAGGGCAACATTCTCTCCATCACCCGGAAGACCATCATCAACGACGATATCTCTATCGTGGGCAGGGTGGTCAGCAAGCTGGGCAGGGCGGCCCGCAGGACCCACGGCCAATACGTGTGGGATATATATATCGACAACGACACCTGCACGGACGGCACCGCGGTATTCACCAGCGGCCACGCCAACCTGGGCTCATCGGCCCTCAGCCATGCCACGGCTTATGTGGCATGGGCGGCCCTTGCGGCCATGACGGAGAAGGATTCGGGCAAATACCTGGGGCTTCTGGACGGGGGCCAGATGGTCAACCTGATCGGCCCGCCCGCGATCATGAACCTGATCACCAGGGTGGAGAAGGAGGAGTTCTACTACTCCAGCAACGATCTGACCACCAAGCTGCCCAACCCGCTCCTGGGCCTGATCAAGGGCCATGCCCTGAGCCTGCTGAGCGCGGACGCCAACGACTGGTTCATGACCGTGCCGCCCGAGGTGGCCGAGCTGATCGAGATGGGCTATCTCAACGGCAGGGAAGAGCCGGAGTTCTTCGTGGCCGACGCCCCGACCAGCGAGCAGGTGTTCGTGGCCGACAAGATCCGGCACAAGATCCGGCACGAGTATGCCGGCGCGCCCATCGACTATGTGGGTGCATATAAAGCAGCAGTGTAAATATGCTAGGAGGCCAGGAGGCCAGGAAGCTCGGAGGCTAAAACCTTCCGGCCTTCCAGCCTGCCCTGGCGCGACAGCTTTGGATATAAGGGAGGTTTATTGATTATGCATAATCGAGTTCATATTCCGGATATCGCAAAGCCAGGTCTGGGCCAGGGCATCCCAGCCTTCCAGCTGATAGCCAAAGAAGGAGGAGTGTCATGAAACGAATGATGAAAATGTTTATAGCAGCTGCGATGGTGCTGGCCCTGGTGCTGGCGTTCGCGCTGCCGGACCTTCACGCGGCATACCACGTGAAGAAGGTTTTTTCGCGGCTGTCGGTGAATGCCGGCGAGACGGTGGCCACCGGCGAGGTGGTAGCCATTAAGGACGCGGACGGCGAGGCCTACAAGGCCGACGCCAATGTTACCTATCTCAGGCCCGCAGTGGGGATCGTGGGCAGTTTGACCGGCGGCGACGGCGAGGCCGTCGAGATCATCACCAGCGGTATTTTAACGGGGTGGTCCAGTCTCAAGGAAGGCCGCGCAGGCTATCTCTCCGAGACGGCAGGCGAGGTCACCCAGAGCCCGCCCGAGTGGATCCACAAGGTGGGGATCGCGATCAGTTCCACGGATTACTACTTCGATTTTACCGATACCCGGGACCCGAACCTCACCATCGAATATTTCACCGTGAACCCGGTCACCGCCGGCATCCTGGGCGGGGCCGCAACGGGGGCTACTGGGAATGAGAACGTGATGATCTTCGGCACAAACGTGTTCGAGTATCATATCCTGGGCACCCAGACCATCCTGGCGCCGCATATCGACGCCAACGGTTTGGTGGCGGATCTGGACGATACCGCCGATGACGGCGTGGAGATCGGCCAGGGCATCACGGCCCGGAGTCCGTCGGCCTTTACCGTGGGCACCGATGCCTTTTACCTGAAGGTAAAGCTCATTATCGAGGATATCACGGGTACGGACGACTGCGCCGTGGGCTTCCGTAACGACGGGGCCTATGAGGCGGCCATCGACGATTATACGGACATGGTCGCGCTGAACGTCATTTCCGGTGCGATTTATATCGAGGATATCGACGACGACGCGGGCACGGACAGCACCGATACCACGGACACCTGGGGCGACGGCGAGACCCATACCCTCGAGATCTATGTAACATCGGCGGGCGTGGTGACCTATATGATCGACGGGGCCGCCCCGACCACGACCGATGCGCACACGATTGACAGCGGCGATGTGGTTGTGCCGTTCTTGTTTTTCCTGGAG